AGTCTTTGTAACCTACGATTTGGACCTACCTTTTGGAGTGACTGTATTGCTGCCAGGAACAAAGCCATTGAAGAAGAAAAAGCCAGACAAAAAAGAAAAGCAATCCAAGCGAAACAAAACGCAAAAGAAATGAGACAGAGTTTGTTTACTTTGTTTTGTATTATCATGGGTGCTGGTCTTATCTTTATGGTGTTTGCACTTTACCAGCAAGCCTTTTCCAAAGAACTAACTAGACAACAGCAGATAAATCAAGGACTTATAACTGAACCTAGATTTACTACATGCAGATTATATGCACAAGATCTTAAAGAGAAAGGCAAGACTCGTTGGTGTTTCTATCGTACACAAGTAGGCTTTGATGTATTGTTTTCTACTATTACACAAGATGCAGTATCTAAGTGTCAGAGAAACTTTAAATGTATTATATCTAAACTTACAGATGCACCACCAAAAGAAGTTAACGATACAATGAAAAACTTAAACAAAGGATTTAAATAATGATACAGGCATTGATAGGACCTATTGCTAATCTTGCTGGTTCATGGTTTGAGAACAAGATTGCAAAGACAAAAGCAGATGGTGAAGCCAAGGTAGCAGAAGCCAAGGCTAGGGCAACAGTAGCAGAAAAGGTAGCTGCTGGTGAGGTTGAGTGGGAAGGCAAGATGGCAGACGCATCAAGCGATAGCTGGAAAGATGAGTTTGCCTTAGTTGTTCTGCTTGCACCAGCTATACTTGTGTTTATTCCTGGCATGAGAGAGTATGTAAAACAGGGGTTTTTGGTGTTAGAGACTTTGCCAGACTGGTATCAGTATTTGTTATATATAGCAATATCTGCTAGTTTTGGTATTAAGGGAGTTGGTCAAGCAGCTAAGATGTTGAGGAAAAAGCCATGAGTTTATACAGAAACATACACGCAAAAAGAAAAAGAATAAAGGCTGGTAGTGGTGAGAAGATGCGTAAGCCTGGTGCAAAAGGTAGACCAATTGCAAAGAATTTTAAACAAGCAAAGAGAAAAAAGACATGAGAAGAAAGTTTGCAAAAGTTCCAAAGACTAAAAAAGGTGTGCCAAAGAAGTATGTATCAGGTGCAAAGAATCCTACTGCAAGAGAGAAAGAGATACTGCGTACACGCAAACTATATAGACAAGGCAAACTTACAAAGGCTATGATGGATGCCATAAGCAAGAGAAGGAGTAAGGGATAATGTCAAGATATGCTAGTGTTTCAGGTGCATCAAGATACTCAAAAGCAACGCTTGATAAGGTTTATAAAAGAGGTTTGGGTGCATACTATTCATCAGGGAGTAGACCAAAGGTATCGGCACATCAGTGGGCAATGGGCAGAATTAAATCTTTTGTCTCTGGAAAAGGTGGTGCAAGAAAAGCAGATGCAGATTTATTGAGAGGTAAAAAGAAAACAGTCAAGAAGAAGAGGAAAGCATAATGCCATTTAACAAATATACATCTAAGCAAAAGAAACTAGCTAGAATTGCAGAACCAAGAAACAAGATAACAGCAGCAGATTTCAAGAAACTTAGAAACTCAACTATGGCAAAAAAAGTTATGAAAAAGAAAAGAGGTAAAGCGTAATGCTTTTATCAAAGAACTTTAGTTTACTAGAGTTGACAAAGAGTCAAACAGCAGAGAGAAGAGGTATTGATAACAAGCCTACTGCTGAACACATAGAGAATATGGTTGCTTTGTGTGAGAATATATTACAGCCAGTCAGAGATCAGTATGGCTCTTTCATTGTATCTAGTGGCTATCGTTGTCCTGAGTTGTGTATTGCTATTGGTAGTAGCAAAGACAGTCAACATGCACAAGGTCAGGCAGCAGACTTTGAAGTAGCTGGTGTCAGTAACTATAAACTAGCTAGTTGGATAGAAGAGAATTTAGAGTTCGATCAGCTAATACTAGAATGTTTTACTGGTGGTAATACAGGTTGGATTCATTGTTCGTATGTTCCAGATGGCAGAAGAGAAACTTTGACATACGATAAACAAAATGGTTACAGGCATGGATTGATTGCATGAGTCAAGCAACACTTAAAAGACTAGGATTGTCAGGCTACAACAAAGTAAAGAGGACACCAAACCATCCTACTAAAAGTCATGTTGTTGTGGCAAAAGAAGGAAACAAAGTAAAGACAATAAGGTTTGGACAACAAGGAGTAACTGGTGCTGGTGCTAATCCCAAGTCGGCAAAAGACAAAGCAAGAAAAAAATCTTTCAAGGCTAGACACGCAAAGAACATAGCCAAAGGTAAGATGTCTGCTGCTTACTGGGCAAACAGAACTAAATGGAGTTGAATATGATAGGTAAAATATATTTGTGGATAAAAGAAAAGTTTGATAGTTTTAGATCAAACACAGTGCAAATCAAAATGCAAACACTAGAAAAGGAGAGAACTTTGCCAGGACATTACGGAAAAAAAGGAAAAGGCAAAACAGCTAAGATGAAGAAGCAAGCTGCTACTGCCATTTCCATGAAAAAAGCTGGTAAAAAACCAAAGAAAAAGATGTAATACCTAGAAAGGTATTTCATCATCTTTATCTTCCTTTTTTATTTCTAATGCTTCTGCAATAGATTTCATACCAGGTTGTGATATTTGATCTGAAATAGAGTCAAACTGAACACCTTTGTATGGATCAATAATTTCTGATATTGAGATTGACATAGATCCGTTATCATTTTCAAACAAAGATACTTGATACTTTGTATCTCCCTTGAGTGTAACATCTCCAGGCTTACCATCAACGTATGGACTCCATCCACTGTTACCAGCTTTGACTTTACCACCTGTGTTTGTAAACAAACCTATACTTAATAACTTTTTGTATTGTTTCATTTTAAGACCTTCCTAATTGTGTTTGATCGAATATTTTTTTAAGTTTTGTTTCCATATTAAGAAATTGTTTTTGTATGTCTGTTCTATGCTCATCAGTCATCTTTTTCAAAATATGTTGATTGTCTCTGAAAATACCTTGCAGATAAATAATTCTAGCTCTTTCTGCATCAGAATTATACTTAATACTTTCAGAGTTTGCTATAGCACTCGATAATCTTGAGTGAGCAGCCTGACTCTCTTCTAAAGAGTATTGAGCAGGAGACTGATCTGTTTGAGGTGCTGGATCAATCTCCTGTTTCTTAACCTCTGTCTGAGGTTTTTTTTCGATAGCATCAGTCTTGCGTGCAACTGCATCCATTTCGTTTGCAGAAGCGTATTCTCCACCAGCAAGACCAAGACTACTCAA